GTCGCTACCTTTTTGACCTCTGTGTCATCTTATGAGGGCGGTTGCGGATTTGAGGATAAAAAAGTACTCTTTTTGTTGGGGTTTCAATTTTTTTGTTTACCTTTGCATGAAAGCAGGATTTGTCCTGGTATGGTAATATATGAGAAAAGACGAATACTGTATGAGAAAAATGACAGATAATCTTAGACATAATGAGTGAACCACTAATATAAGTCATTTTGCGTTAACGTTCTGATTATCTGAGGTATAACGCAAAGTTTTAGGTATTAGATGGTTATTTTAAATAAAAAAATACATCGTTTGGCAAGTTTAACGTGTCAAATTGAGGTGAATGTTTAGAAATTGTTTATAGATTTTTTTGTGTATGGCAACATTTAAAGTAGTGGTACAACATCAACGTTCAGATGGACTTTATGTAGTCTATATACGTTTAACACATAAACGCAGAATAATCAACATCAAAACAGACAAGATGGTGAATAGTAAGGGTGTGGTTCCTGGTAAGCGTGAAGTGAAGGATCCGTTTGTACTTAACTCCTGTATGGTGACGATTACCAAGTGGGTAGAAATGCTCAATAGATATGATACGGCTAATTTGTCAGTGGAACAGGTTAGAGATCTTCTTTTGGCTTCTCATGATGATCTTTGCTTTTCGGATTATGCTAGAGAATATATTGATAAGATTTCTTATACGCATCAGCAAAGAACAGTAGAATTAAATAAAGCATCTTTGGTTGCTTTGGAAAAATTCGCTGGGACTCATAAGATAATGTTTTCTCAGATGACTACGTCTTTTATACAGTCGTGGATAGATTCATTATCTCGTTTCAAGCGAGTTAAAGAGACATACCCTGTCACAATAAAAACCATCTTTAAGTCTGGACTTCTTAAATATAATGATTATGATAATGACATCATTCGTATAAAGGTGAATCCTTGGGTAAAAGTGAAGATTCCTAAGCATGATGTGCCTGAGAAAAAAGCTATTACCATGGAGGAGTGTAGAGCGTTTTTTGCCATTAATGTAACCCAGAAGGCTAGAAAGATGGCTCAGGATATTTGCAAAATGACGCTTTGCTTAGCAGGAATTAATGGTGTTGATCTCTATAGGATGAAGAAGACTGCCTATTATGATGGAATTTTGCATTACGAGCGCGCTAAGACGAGAACAAGAAGAGAGGATAAGGCTTATATAGAAATCAGAGTTCCCGACATGTTAATTCCTACCATTGAGAAATATCTAAGTGATGAGAAAGATGAGTATCTTTTCAAGTTTCATAAGATGTTTCTTAATGATAGAAATTTTGTTGCAAGCCAGAGTCACGAGATTCGTTTAATCTGTCTTAATTATCTTGGAATGAAACAAGGTGATAAGACATATTCTACCTATACCTTCAGGCACACATGGGCAACTATTGCTCAAAATGACCTTGGAGTTAGTTTCGATGATGTAGCATTCGGATTAAATCATGTTAATAGGCATAAAATCACTATGGGATATGTGAAACCGGATTTTTCAAAGATATGGGAGATAAACGAGAAAATTGTTGAGAAGGTGTTTTTCACTAACGACAAGAGCAAACGCCTGGAGGAACATCATCTGCCTGTATTCGATAAGGTAGAGGAAAACTTTGAATTGTCTGCTGATGCTTACTTTATGGGTGAGGTTGTGGCTCATGTTGATGGCAAGGGCTATCGGAACACAGATGAGATAATAGAGCAGCTCATGGCCAGCATAAATGATACTGTGCCTAAGAACTGCACGATACAGATTAAGGTGAAGAATATCACCAAGAACCAGACGAAGTACTTTGAACGAGTCAGGGACATAAAATAGCTATTTTGTGTTAATACAGATTAAAATTGACCCAATATAAGTTAAAACAGAGCGTTTTTGCTCGATAACCAAGTCAAGGGTAGTCTTCTCTAAAGTTGAAGAAAATTTAGAGAGGGCTACCCATTTTTTATAATTAGCCATTATTAACAATTTTGAGATTTTTGATGTTGATAGTGGTTTCTTGTTTCTCAAATTTCTCTTCCAACTGCATGAAAGATTCCTCTACAGATAAGTTTCTGGATTCATCATTATTGAACGATACAGACTGGAGTTTTGGAGCCACGTATGGAAGGAACTTTGCCACCATCGCCAGACGTCCGGCAGGCTCGTCAATCTGCATGAGATCCGTGAAAAGTGAATAGTTCTTCTCATTGATACCATTGATGTAGCCAGTAAGGGCATCACGTAGGCTCTCACGAACACTTTTGGTAACCTTATTAGGTGTGCCAGCCTTACGTCCGCCAGTCTTCTTCCTCTTTGGCTTCGGCTCATTATTATTGTCTTGTTTTACTGCCATATTCTATTGATTTTTAATGTTTACTGATAGTTTTCGGGTGCAAATATAGGAAGAAATTACGAAACTTGGTGTTCAAGTTGCGGAACTTATCACAGATAGGTAAGAAAAACACATTACTTTTGGTCAGTTTAAACATTAAAATTCGAATTTTATGGGATTAATTGGAAAAATTGTTGGTGGACTTAAAGGCTCTGCTGGCGGACTTTTAGGTGGTGCAATCTCTGCTGTAGGCGGTTCCTTAGCAGCTAAAGCAAGAAACAAGGGATATAATGATTATATCAACATGTTTCAAGACCGTATGCAACAGGTGAAGGATCATCGTGATAACTTGTATTATCAGGACCCTACTCAATCTGCGGAAAATCAAGTAGCCGTAACCAATGCCCAGAAGGTATTGGATAATGCAACAGCAACCGCAAAGAACACCAATATTGTTAGTGGCGGTTCTGATGAAGCGGTTGCGCTCAGTAAACAGGCTGCCCAGGAGCAGGTGGGTAATATCATGCAGCAGGCGGCTGTGCAAGGTGCTCAGAACAAAGAAAATGTGTGGAATACTGCTGATTCGCAGATAGACCAGATGACTAATTACATCGCCACTGCCAAGAAGGAGAAGGCTCTTTCGACTGCTCAGGGTATCACGGATGCTGCTGGTGGCTTGGCTGGAGCTGCAAGTAAATTGCCAATTTAAGGAAGGAGGTAATTATGGGATTTACATTAGATGATTTAACTCCTAAACGCCCGGCAACAGCAGCAACTCCTATTACTGATTTTCCTGATGATAATGCGGTGAAGCCGGAGGTTGCAGTACCAGTTCAGACAACTGATACAGAATCGGGAAAGGGTACAGCCATAGATACGACCGGTATTACTGGGAATGGTGGCAAGGAATCTTTTGCCCAGCAGTCAACCGAGGAAGTTACCAAGGTGGAGCCTAACCAAGGTATCAAGATAGACTGGAGCAGACCTTATAGCGAGATAGAACAGAATCCTATCTTGCAGCAGATGAATCCTTATGACATTATGAGGGATTACCAGAAGAATGGTGATGGAAACTGGTCTGCCTTCATGCCTTGGCTTTCTTCACTTGGTGATGGAGATAAAACCGTAGCTGCCAATGAAGCCTTGAAGAAGAAAGCGGAGAGGCAGGCCAAGATGGAGCAATGGGGAAATCTTTTTATGCACTTGGGTAACTTTTTTGGTACAGTTCAAGGTGCTCCATCGCAAAAAATAGAATCTGCACAAGAGCTTACCGACCGCCAACGCAAGATAAGAGAGGCTACTGAGGCTCTTCGTGCCAAGGGATATAACCAGATGATGGTGAATATCTGGAAGGACCGTCAAGACAAGCAGGCACAGATGCAGGCAGAGGCTGCTGCAAAGGCAAATGAGAAACTAGCTGAATATCGTGCATCACAGAAGAACCAAACGGATGCTCTCACTCCTGTAAAGGTCGATGAAGTGACTCAATCTGCAAGACAACATTCTACAGCTGCAGACTTGAATGTTTCAAAGAAGGAGACAGAGGATGCTTTGAGAGGCAAGAAGGGAAAATTACTTGATGCTAAAACTAATAATGCCAATGCCGGAGCTGCTGATCATAAAGCTAGCGTTAAAGTTAAGGGAGCGCAAGTTAGGCATATCAATTCGCAAACAGAGGGACAGAATCAGAGGAATGCCAACCAGAAGGAGGCTGATGATTTCAACACCAGGTATGTGAACGACCCTGTTTTCAAGAAACATGTGAATGAATGGGCTACACACAATGGTATGTCTATCGGTGGTAATGATGGCAGAGGTGGAACTTGGGCTAACGAGAAAAACCGCCAGCAGGCATCCGCTTACGCTAGGGCAAAGATGAAGCATGACCGGACTCCTCCTTCACGTAGAGGTGGCAGTAAAGTACCTCCTTCACGTAGAGGCGGAAGTAAGGTTCCACCATCGAGAAGAAAGTAATAATCATTAAATAATCAAGATATGTTTGACGAACGAGACAGAAAGTATTTCTATGATGAGTTCAAGAACAATGGCTATGAGGTAGGTAGCTATGATGACTTTAAAAAGGACTTGAACAACAAGGAAGATCGTGACTGGTACTACAATGAGGCAAAGAACATGGGGTATGATGTGGGAACACAGGCAGACTTTGACAAGATGGTGCTGGAGCCAGCTCCATCTACTTCTGGTGGTGGTAAGCAGGTAGATGCTTCTGCTACGACTCAGAGTGTAGGGCAGAAGGCTTCTACTGAGACTAAGCCGCAGGTGGCTCAACCAGCAAAGAAGCAGGAAACAATAGACAAAGAGCCTGGGCTTATAGCAAAAGTTTTGGATATGATTCCTACTGGTGTTCAGATGAGCAACGGAACATATCAGCCATCACCAGAGATTCCTCAGCCTGTTGTAAAAGGTGAGGAAAAGCCTGTGAAGGAAGAAACTTCTCCTTCTTCATCTGCTAATGCGGCTCCTGTTACAACACCAACTGGTGTGGTGAATAATGAGGGGTTGATGGATGCCAAACTTGCCAACTATATTGAGAACTGGAAGCAGAGACCGGATAAGGAGGGCGATTACTTTGCGAATATGGTTGCCGACTTGTTGGCTGATGGTACTGCCAATAGCAATGAGGAGGCAGTGAATATGGTGATGCCTGCTTTGTACAGATATGCCAACCGTTCTGCCATGGACGTTACCAACCAGGTAGTATCTTCTTTGCCTGATGATACGGTGCAGGATGCTGAGCAGAGTATCGATGCGCAATGGTATAGCCATGGCGTGCAGGATAAGTTGAAGCAGGAGGCAGACAGCATGGGTATCAGCTATGATGACTATGTGGCTCATTTCCTGAAGCCAGCTATGGTGCAGAGTCTGGTGAACAAATATGGTCCGAATTATCGCAATATAGCCGAGGGCATCGCTACTCGTCTCTATGCTCACGATGAGCATGTGCAGGACAGACTGATGAATCAGGACATCAATGATGCTCTTTCTAGTGTTATCAATAAGTATGTGAATCCATCTGTAGTGGATGAGTACAACAAGGCTCAGGAGGCAGGCAGTAAGGCATTTACGGAGGGAATGGAAGGAAGCCAGTTTATTCCGGCTAATCTTCGTCTTGGTACAGCACTTGGTGCTCAGTATGAGGCAAACGAGGCCAAGGATCCTGCAAAGGTGCTTTCTGGTTTGCAGCAGAAGTTTGGCAAACTCTACCGGAATCCGAAGTTCCTGAATGACATGAGCAATGCCGCATTTAAGGTGATGCAACGGTATGGCATGAATGGCACTCTTAGTGGTAATCCTAAGCAGTTCAAGCCAATGATCAATGCTGCCATTAAGAATGAGTTGGATCAGTTGGAGATTAAGGGTATGATGCCTAAGGGTAGTGCTGAGTACATCATGAAGACTGGTTTGGGTAACACTATAGCGGGTAAGATTATTCGCAAGGCTGTTCAGACGGACTACCAGAACTGGCTGGAGGATATTGCCAATCAGCAGTATCAGCCGGGCTTCTGGGAGAACGTGGCTAGCGGTGCTCTGACCTTTGCAGGCGATGCCTGGAGTTATTGGCTGCCGGGAGCCGCAGGTGGCAAGTTGACTAAGAGCATGGTAGCCAAGGCAGAGGGTAAACTGGCTGGTGACTTGATGGCTAAGGGTATGGAGAGCAGGATGGCTACACGTGCCGCTAAACTGCTTATCGGCAAGAGCAAGGCCGAGGCTTTGAAGAGTGGAGCTGTGCATGGTGCTGTTACCTTTGGTGGTCAGTCGGCTATTTCAAAGCCTATTGATGAAACTTATCGCACTGGTCAGTTTGACGAGAATGGCAAGATTTACAATCCTTCTGTGGGTAAGGTTATCGCTAATACTTTGGGCGAGGTGGCTAAACAGACAGCCGTAGGTGCTATCATGCAGGGTGGAACCATCGCTAACATGGTAGGTAAGGGCAGAGGCTTGGCTACCAATATTCTTGCTGATGTTGGTGGTAAGGTAGTGGATTCCGGTATCATGACCGGGCAGCAGATACTGGAGCGCATGGCGCATGACCCTAACTTTAAGCCTACAGGCAAGGATGCTGCTGAAACTTTCTTGGAGAGTGGTGCTAATCTTTTGTCTATTGGTTTCCCTGGTTTTGTTGGCAAGTATGCCCGATTCAAGGATGCGAGGGAGTTTAATAAGAAGTTTGACTTCACAGATCAGGATATTGCCGAGTTGAAACGATTCGGCTATGATGGTCTTCGTGATGCCTTCGAGAAGGTGGGCATCGGGGAGTATACCGTGGTTGGCGAAAATGCCCAGCGACTTGATGGACAACTTACCCAGAAGTATATGGACCTGATGAACGACAAGAGCGTGCCGGAGGTGTTGAAGGCTAAGATGATGGCAGTTGTAGAAGGCAAACGACCTTCTTCTTTCTCGCCTGTTATTGATAGCGAGGTATATAGAGGTGACGATGGTAAGTACTATTTGGAAACCTATAATAAGGATGGAGGCGTAATCGACCGCAAGGAGTATTCTTCTCATGATGCTGCACGTAATGATGAGAAGAAACTGGAGTATGAGAAGACTCTTGGTTTGGCTTCTGTGCTGGAAGGTGAGTTCCACAATGAGTTTACGCAGGAGCATCTTGAAGGCTTATACAACAAGGCAGCCCAGAAATATAATATGGGTGAGAAATTGACAGATGAGGATAAGGCAGCGGTTTATCTTCATCAGAATGCTGGTGCCATCAAGGAAATCATGGATAAGCAGCAGAAGGGTATTATCCTTACTGATGAGGAGCAGAAGCAGGTTAATGCCTATCGTCATTATTATGACAGTGCTTTGGAGAACAGTTCTGTGATGAGGGAGTTTGTCAACACGTTTGAGGATTCCCATGATGTGGCGCGCGGTACACTTCGTAAGGCTTTGGAGTCGAAAGATAAGAAGTATGCGCCATTAGTTGAGTCTTATCTTAAGGAACTTTACAATTCCATCGAACTGAAACGTGAAATGAAGCAGACGATGGATGATCTCTACAATACTTCCCATGGTAATGAGCAGAAGCGCATTGAAGGCGAAAACCCGGTATCTCCTGTTGAGGGTTCTGCTGGTGGCCAGGAGCCTCCAGTTTCAGAGGGACCTTCTCCTTATCAAGGTAATGTTTCATCTGGTCAAGGTGAAGGCGTTTCTACAGCAAATTCAGATAACTCATCTGCTGATGTTATTACTTCTGATGCTTTTGTTATGGGACAGAATGCCTATAAGAATGGGGATTCTGAGGCTTTGCAGGCTATCGACTATAATAGTGATTTGGCAACAGGTCGTTTGCAGCGTGCTTTTGCTGACAATGAGAAGATGCCTGATATTGTAGCCAATGCCTATAATGAAGGTAGAGATATGGAGCAGTTTGTGGCTCAGCGTGCAAGTAGTTTGACTCCAGCACAAAAAGAGGCTATCAGTAAGTATGTAGAGGCAATGGATGCCAAGAAGGGTGCTATTGATGCTCTGCAGCATGCCGATGATGGCTATGGTGAGGCGTTGAAGCAGCAGCTCTGGCCATACCAGACGGTAGACGGAAACATAGTTCCTGCTACTTTGGATAGCGGAAAACAGGTATTCCTGAAGAAGGCTAACGAATATGGTGGAGCCTTTGTTGTCGTTCCTGATGAGCAGGGACAGCCTATGATTAAGCAGGTATCTAATGCCGAGATTAAAGAGGTGGGCACTCCTGTTTCTCTTGATGAATACATCGAAAAAGCAGTGGCTCAGCAGAAGGATGCAAGAAATAAGCAGTTTATCAGCCAGTTTGATGGCAGCGGTTTGAAGCCGAATGACCAGGTTACAGTTGCCATGGAGGAGGGTGATGCTAATATTGACATGACCTTTGCCGGATATAGCGAGGACGGAAAGATTGTGCTTACTGATGGCAAAGATTATCTTCCCCTGTCTAAAGAAGAGTTTGCAGTATGGCGCAAGAATGCGCTCGACAACACAATCAATGAGCATTTGGATGCCGAGGACGATGAACGTGAACAGAAAGCAGTTTCTCAGGCTGAGGCTGATAAGAAACAGCGTTATGCCAATGGCATCGTGGGACAGAGCGAGGGCCAGCCAGACTATTCTTCTAAGGATACAGATCCAAATGTGGCGGCTGAGTATCTGCAGGAGCAGTTTGGGGAAGACCATGGCAAACTTTTGAATCTGGTTAATGGTAGCCGTGACGACATCAAGACACAACTTGACAACAAGAAGAAGGCTGCTGCTGAATATCTGAACTGGCTTGATACAAATGCCGATCTTGACCCGGAAAAGGCTAAGAAGGTGGAGGATGAGTTGAGTCTGGTTAATGAGCAGATTGCTGATCTTGATGCTCGTTTCAAGAACTGGAATATTATCCGCAACAGTGTGATGACTCCTGACGAGGTGAAAGCTATGAAGGAGGAGCGCAAGGCTGAGATAGAGAAGGCTGGTGTTGATGAAACTGCCATCGTGCCATCTGATGATTTCCATGTGCTCGTACTTGAAGATAAAGAGTTGAAGAAGCAATATCCAACTATGGCTGAGGCTACCGACTATATTACCTCTCAGCGCAAGGACATCTATCATACCCAGGAGGATGTGGAGCGCAAGATAAATGGTGTGAATGATATGCTGGATCAGTATATCAATGGCGAAACAGAGCTGGACCATACCCAACTCATGGAATTGAATACTACAAAGGCTCAACTGGAGGCTCTGCAGACTAATTTGTCGGTTGCAGCAAAGGGTTTGAAGGCTCAGGCTAATAAACTCAGCAAACTTTATAAAACAGAAGTTAGACAACAGGAAATGGAGGAACTGGGTATGACTCCTTCTGAGCAGCGCAAGGTTCTTGTGGCTGATGCCCTCAAGAAGAAAGATCTGAAGGCTATCAAGGAAATATATAAGGATGCAAGTACTGATGTTATGGACTTGGCTCCGCGAACATTAGAGGAATTTGTGTCAGAAAGGCTCTTTCCTCATAGTCTGAATGCAGAATCACTGGCGCAAGAGTTAGGATCTTCCAACTTTAGGCGTGGTATAGGCAGTAAGTACGACACAAATAAATTCAACTATCTTCTTGCCAAGAAAGGCGAAGGATTGACCATTAACGAGCTTGCAAAGCGAGTCTGGGAAGATCTTTCCAGTACAATGGAATCAGGTGATGGTGATGGTTTACAGTCTATGTACACAGACCAGGATGTCCGTAATGCAATTCTTGATATGTTCAAGACTTATGACAGTGTTCGGGAAATGCGTAATGTGACGCTTCTTAACCGTATTGCTGCTGCGGAGAACGAATTGTCGGGCGAAGAAGAGTGGTACGAACAGCAGAAAGAGCGTGAAATCTTCGAAAAACAAAAAGAAATCGATGAATATAAATCGTATATTCACGATAAAGAGTTATCTTTGCCGTCTGAAAGCGAACTTGATCACATCTATGGACTTGAATTTGACCGTATGATGGAGATTGAGGATCGTGAACGAGAGTACAAACAATATGTCAAATCAATTTTACCAGAATTAGCTGATTATGATGACAGAAGCAATGAAGAAGGATATGGAGGAGGCAGTAGCCTGGGTAGCGACTCTTCACGGAGAGGAGTTGATGAAGGAAATAGCCAAGGCGAAGAAGTTGGTAACGGAGAAGCATCTTCTGAGTCCGAGATTGGAGAAGGCTCTGATAGCGGACGCAAAGGGCGACAAGAGACTGGCAGCATGGAACCTGGCGAAGGCTCAGCTGTTCGAGGCTCACATCTACCGCAAGAAGCATCCTTCGGAGAACGTTTAAAGAGTGCCATTGCCGAAACTGAGACCGAACCAACAGAGGCTCAGAAGAAGGCTGGTAACTACAAAAAGGGTCATTTGTCCTTTGGTGGCTACGATTTTACCGTAGAAACACCAAAGGGCGTGACTCGTAGCGGTAAGGACGAGCAGGGCAAGCCTTGGAGCGTGACCATGCATGATACTTATGGCTATATTCTTGGTAAAATTGGCGTTGATGGTGACCATATTGATATGTTCATCAATGATGCCGCTGACCTTGATACTTTTGATGGTAACGTTTATGTTGTTGATCAGGTGAACCCAGAAACTGGTGAGTTTGACGAGCATAAGGTGATGTATGGCTATCCTTCTGAGGAGGCTGCTACAGAGGCTTATCTTGCCAACTACTCTAAAGGCTGGAAGGGACTTGGTAAGGTTACTGATGTGCCTAAAGCTACCTTTGACAAATGGCTGGAGTCTTCTGACCGCAAGACTAAGCCTTTTGCAGACTATGCTATGGTGCAGAAGGAACAGGCAAAATTTGATCGCGATGTGAAGGAGGTGAAGCCATCTGAAATGACCGAGGCGCAGAAGGTGGCTTATGATGCAGTTTCTACTATGCTTAAGAAGGCTGGCATCCCGGTGAAGGTTGTTAGCAATGAGGATATGGAGAAGGTGGCTGAGGCGCAGGATAATCTGAATCTTGCCATGTTGCTGAATCAGCCTGAAATGAGATTTAAAATCAAGACACCGGAGGAGAAGCAGGCTGCCGAGAATGCTTATAACTTTGCCAAGGAGTTGCGCCCGGATAAGTGGAAGCAGTATGCCGTGGTGAATATGAGCAATCCTAACAAGAAGCCGGAGTACTTTGAGAAGCAGGAGTTGGCTAGAAAGGAGCGTTCTTACTATAATAAACTGATGTGGGGTAACTACAAGGTTTTTAATCTTGATAAGAGTTTTGAGGACAATGTGGCTGGGCTTACTGGCTCTTTCCCTTCGGAGTTTGACCCATATAAGATTGATGAGCAGACCAATAAGAAGAATGAGTTGAAGAGGCAGATTAAAGAGACTGAGGATGCATATAACTCAACTGGGCAGGAACGTAATAAGTATCAGATTCAGTTGATGAAGGAGTATATGGATGAGCATGGACTGACCTCTGAGAACGATATTCCTGATGATGTTTGGAGTGACTTGAATGATAAGGCTCATGAGAAATATCAAGATAAACTTGATTCCTTGTTTGCGAAATACAAGGATTTGGATAGACAGTTGAAGGCTGTTACTGAGCCTGGAGTGCAGTATTTGAAGGGTAAGGGTGTGGTTTATGGCTACACAGATGGCAAGGAGATTGTGCTGAACCAGGAGCATCTGAATCCTAATACTCCTATCCATGAGTATCAACATCTTTGGCGTACTGCTGCCAAGGAAATGAATCCGGAGCTTATAGAGTATGGTGATAAACTCATCATGCAGACCCAGCTATTTGCCGATTTGAAGCAGGATCCTAACTATAATCATCTGACAGATGAGCAGATTTGCGATGAGGCTTTCGCTCGTTTGACAGGTGAGGACGGAGCTGCCATCCTGGAACAGATGGCTAAGGATGCTATCAAGGAGAATCCGCTTGATACAGCCAAGGAACTGAGTGTTATCAATAAGTTGAAGGAGTGGCTGAAGAAGTTCTGGTATTGGACTCTTGATACATTTACGAAGTGGAAGCCTGAGGACATTAAGAAAATGACCTTAGAGGATATTCGTAACCTTGTGTTGCGAGACCTGGCGAATGGGGTGGACCCACGCAACGTGAAATTTCGTATGACTAAGGAAGATGCAGTTTCTCTTCGTAAACAGATGGCAGATAATGCTGAACAAGAGCGAATTTTAGAACATACGGAAGAGAACTGGCAGAAAGAATTTGGCAAGGATAGCCGTGTTACTACTCCTATTGGAAGTATCAAACTTGGTGAAAACCAATATAAGAAGGCAGGAAGAAACGACCGAATCAAAAGATTTGGTTTGTTGAAGCCTACTCTGGAGCGTCCTGATGTTATCCTGGAGAAGTCTGCACCAAAAGAGGGTGCGGAACGACAGACTAAATATCTGTTTATCAAATCTTTTAAAAAGGCTGATGGAAACAAGATTCTGAACTATGAATCCATAACAGTAAAGCAGGGTGAAGAGGAAGTGGCGATTAGCGCACATCAAATAGATCCTTCGAAAGTTTTGAAAGAATTGACGGAATCAAAAGTGCTATGGAATCGTTTCAGAGGCGATTCTAATTCCTTGGGCGAGAATCAAGGTTCGGCATTAACTCCATCCGCAAATAACCCAAGCGGAAAGGATAGCGTCCTGAATCCTCATAGCGATGCAAATATAAGAAATAATATCGAAACCACCAAGGAAAATGGTGGAAATTTATCTGTGGAGGAAAAAATAAAGGCTGTATCTCAGCAATTTGGGGTTGATGAGGCTGATGTGGCAATGTATGCCAATGCTATTAAGAAGGGGTCTACTGCTGAGGCTGCACGTGCCAGAGCCAATATAAAGCGTCACTTGATGCAGGTAAATGAAGATAAGATTTCCTCTTTAAAGGAACTTCTTAAGTACACTAAGCCTGTAAATGAAGCCTTGAAGGAGAACTTTGGTGACGTTGATGCCATGATAGAGGAGCGCGTGAAGCAGGTGGAGGCGCAGCGTAACGCCATGGAAGCCGCTAGAAAGAGAGCTGAGGAAGAGGAGGCCAAGCGCCAAAAGCACTTGGAGGAACTTTCTGTGATTCCTGATGATCAACTTGACAAGCAGTATATGGATGCTCTTGCCAAGGGTGATGATGCTACAGCCAGGGAAATGCTTGATGAGGCTGCCAGACGCAAGGGCTATGATGATACCGAAAGTGCATACCAAGGTGTAGGCGCGTGGGCTGCTCCGGGAAACCCTGGATATGAAAGTGACAAGGCGAGACGTGACGATTGGGAATCCAGTGGCTCAGATGTAAACCTGGAGGATATGGCTTTGGGGTACACTCCTCAGCCGGATGATTACTTCTCTCACCCTGAGCGTTATTCGCAGAACACTCCTCATGGATTGGAATCTGTGAAAGCCATCAATACGGCTATTGAGGCTATTAAGAATGGTGAGAAGGATGTTAAGGTAAAGGTTTATCGTGCCGTTCCTACTTCGGTGAAGGAAGGCAAGTTGCGTAATGGTGACTGGGTTACTCCTTCTAAGAAATATGCAGAAATGCACGGAACGAACCGACTGGAAGGCAAATATCGTATCATTGAAGATGAAGTGCCTGCAAATCAACTGTGGTGGGATGGTAATGACGCAAACGAGTTTGGCTTTGATGATGGCAAGGCATATAAATATAAGAATGCCAAGAACAACAGAAAATTGAACGACCTTGTTACCTATGATGATGAGGGTGACGTTATTCCTCCTTCTAAGCGCTTCAATTCTCGCAAGAGCGATATTCGCTTCATGTTTGCTGGAGAGAAGGGAGCTGCCGAGGCTGATAAGGCTGAGGAGCAAACTATCCGCATGGATAATCTGGATGTTGCTAAGCAGATGGAAGAAGCAAAGAAGGATGCCAAGGCTATCAAAATGGCTACAGGTTGGGAGAAAGGCGTGGATGGCAAGTGGAGATATGAAATGCCTGATGCCAAGATAAAGGACACCATCGATGTAGGTGGTGGAAATATCTTTAAGCGTTTCGAAGAGGATATGCTATGGACTGATGGTAAGTTGGAAGATGCTGTGGATGCACCAAAGCTTTTTGAGGCTTATCCTCAGTTGAAAAATATTAAAATCCATACTGATGTAGTAATGAATGACATGCCTTCAAATGGGGAATACAATCCACAAACAAAGACTATTACCATTCATGCGGATGAATTAAAGTATCTGAATAGCATTCTGAATCATGAAATTCAGCACGTAATTCAGCGTGAAGAGGGGTTTGCGCATGGTGGCACACCCGAGCAGGTGGAGAGAGATTTCAATGCTGCTAAGGCTGAATGGAAGGCACGTTCCTATGCCTTTGAATTGGAAGAGAAAGCCAAGGAAATGGGTGGTGAGTACAACCAATCTGAGGTAGAGAAAGCTCTTATCCAAGAATATAAGGACATGGATATACCTGAGTTCATTCCTGACAAGGAAACCCGAATTAAGGGATTCAACTACTTCGCACGTGGCTATGCAGACAGAAGTATGGATGATGCCATTAAGCGTTTCCGTTTGGATAGGTTCCAACGTACAGACTTTGATTCTTACCAAGAATATAGAAAGTTGGCTGGTGAAGTTGAATCTCGAAATGTGGAGAAGCGTTTGGGTATGACGGACGAGGAACGCAGAAACTCGCTGGCTGAGGAGACGGAAGATGTACCTAGAGATTCGCAGATAGTGTCCGGAAATGCTAGGGCTAGTTACAAGATCGTGGAGCAGAAGTTGCAGAAGCATCCTGATTCTCTGATGAAGGCTGGTACCTACTTTAGTGGTGGTGGACTGGTAGAGGAAGGTTTGAAGGGTATCATCGACCCAGTGGTTGCTGTAGAGTATGACCGGAAGATAAGTGGCGTGTATCGCAATAACTTCGGGCAGCATATTGTTACGGCTGACGTGAGAGACGTGGATCCGAAGGAACTGGTGAAGCATATTGATGGTGAGGTTGAGTATTTCCATGCTTCGCCTGTATGCAAGAACTATTCGCAGGCCAAAAGTAATAGTGGAGAGGTGGAGCTTGACAAGGAGACAGCCAAGAGTACTGCAGACTTTATTGATGCCGTGAAGCCGCGAGTGGTGACTATCGAGAACGTGAAGGGCTACAAGGAGTCTGAGGCGATGAAGATTATCACCAAGGCACTTGATAAAAATGGCTATACATGGGATTCTGATGTGTATAATGCCGCAGATTATGGTGGCTATACCAGCAGGGAACGACTGATTATTAGAGCCGTGAAGGACGGAGAACTGCCGGAGAAGCCTAAAAAGCAACCACGCAAGGGTGGATGGCTAGAGGCTGTGGAGGATATTCTTCCTACTCTGACGGTGAAGGAAAGCGGTGTGGCTCCATGGATGGATGCCAGACTGAAGGCTGACGGTATTGACTGGCAGAAGGTGGAGAAGCCTCTTTATGTAATGGGCAGTGCTTATGCCGATGGCAAGATTCCTCATGCCTATGGGGATGAGATTCTGCCTACGCTGAGAACCAAGAGTGGTGATGTGATCATCATGCCGGGTGGAAAGGTATTGCGTGCAGATGGCAGGGTATTGGCTAGGATTACCGGACTGGGCGATGACTATAAATTGCCTAAGACGGAATCTTTGGCCCACACCATCATTGGCAATGGTATTCCGGTGCAGTTGACCAAGGGCGTGATTGCTCCTCTGCTGAATAAGGATGACTTGTCGGGCAGAAATGTATTGGCACGACTTGGCAGCTCTATCTTCAAGAACAACTGGGATGCAGACAAGCAGAAACAAGTGAGCGACCGGGTAGTGAACACTGCCAACAAACTGGGTGGTGCTGAGGCTACAGTTTACACTTCTGTGGATGAGGTTCCGGATGCTTATCTTAGTGATGTGAAGAATGGGGCTACCGGATGGTATGACCCTACTACGCACACGGTGCATGTTTATCTGCCTAACTGTGCTGATGCCAAAGAGGCTGAGAGAACCGTGCTTCATGAAAAGATAGGCCATGAGGGTATGGAAGTACTTCTTGGTGGCGAAGATGGCGTGAGAAAGTTTGCAAGCTTTGTTTATCGTTCCGTAGGTAAGGATGTTCGAGGCAAGATTATTGACTTTGCCAATAAATATGATCCGGACTGGAAGAACCCTGACCGCATGAATGTGGGAACGCAGGAGTATATCGCTCATTTGGCTGAGGAGGGTCCTAAGACTGCTGAGGACTTTTCTCTTTGGACCAAGATTAAGCATTATCTTATCAAGGTGCTTAAGAAGCTGGGTGTTCGTGTTCCGGGACTTCTCAATGACAAGGATTTGAGATACTACCTGATGAAGGCTGGCAAGGCTCTCCATGTATGGGACAATATGCCTAAGGAGAAGCAGGAAGCCATGATGAAGCAGGCTAGCAATGCTGAAATCAAGGATGCGCTATCTGATGGTGCAGGTAAGGGCAAACCGAGACAGAAGAAGGGTGAGAGCACTATTCAGTACATGAAACGTGTACAGGAGTGGCGCAAATGGCAGAATGCACGCGAGGATAAAGAGAACCCAGAGCCACCTATGTTCTATGACTTCGACAAGGATGCCGAGGGCAAGAAGGAATGGGAACGCCTTAACAAGGAATGGCGTGACAGCCATCATCTGCAGGGTGACGAAATGCCGATTAAGCCTGAACGCAAGGAAGGCGAGACGGATGAGGAGTTTTTCCCTCGTTACAAGGAATGGGAGAAGTGGAACGATGCTATGGCCGACAAGGAGAACCCTATGCCAGATATGTTTGCCTTCGAAAAGAAAAAGCAGGAGGAGGTGAAACGCAAGTATGAGGACTGGCTGGCCAAACATGATCTGCTGGAGCAGCAGCAAGCAGATCTGGACTTGTATGAGGGTAAGATTTATCCGGCAGAGACCAATCCGAAGGCTGATGCACTGGAGCAGCAAGTGATGCAGGATTTGGCAGAAGTTACCAGTACTGACGTGAGCAAGGAAGGTGCAGCAAAGACCGTGAAGCATGCCGTTATCCATCGTAGAAAGAATATGGAGGAGGCCAGTGCTGATGATGCTATCTATATCAATGATGTGAAGAACAGAATAGAGAAGATGGCAGATAGCGGTGCTTTCGACAAGTTGCTTTCTGACTACAATGGCAAGCCAAACAAGGCTGAAAAGCTGGCTGAGGCTATACCTTATATAATAGAAGCTCCTAGAAGACTGCGTGACCTGGCGCATGATTTGAATGCCACTGATGCTTTTGACAAGGGACATATCCATATCCAGCCAGATGATGTAGAGGCTATCCAGCCTTTCGTGGCAGACTTGATTGCTGAGACTGCTAAGATGCATACCGTAGTGAAAGACGACAAGGAGGTGAAGGTTTATGATGATCCTCAGGCTGTGAGCGAGGTGGCTAACAAGCTGGCTCAGGCTATCAATGCCAATCACCAGGGCGAGGAAGGCTTTGTCCCTATTGATGGTACGGACATCCTGAGCAAGCATGTATTGCCACTGGTGAAGCAGCAGATTGTGCCTGTGGGTATCGACTACAAGAATCTCTCGCCTGAAATGAAGGCTGCTATTGATTCTATCAGAGACTGGTATAACTATACCTACGATTGGTTGAAGGATAATCATACCTTGAAGGAGGATGCTGGATATAATGTCGATTATGTAAACCATATCTGGGATAAAGAGAAGAGCGACAAGCAGGCTTATGCGATGTATGTGGAGAACAGACAGCGCACAAAAAGCCCTAACGAAAAGCCGAGAACCATCAGTACCCTGATGGAGGGTATCAGCGTAGGACTTGTGCCTAAGACTACCGACATCACGAAGATGATGGCTTACTACAGCAGAAGCAATATCGAGGCTTGGGTTAACAAAACCATGCTGCAGGAGTTGAGCGGATTGAACGTGATAGAGCGGAATGAGGACGGAGAAATCGTTTCTTCTGACCCACTGCTTTCTTCTACGCCTCCTTTTAACCTGGAGCAATATAAGTACTTCGAGATTCCGGGCGTAGGCCCTGTATGGGTATATAATGTATCGCCTAAGCAGGTGACAGTGAAGAATCCTATCACTGGCAAGGAGAAGGTGCTTTATAGCGAGGCTAGTGCCGGAGACAGATTCGGGGTTGTATTCGAGACCTATCAGTCTTCTCCTTTCTGGAAGGCGTTTGATACGCTTGCTTCGAGTGCCAAGAAACTGGAGTTGGGCTTTAGCGGTTTCCATGCCGGAGCCTTGACGGAGGTTTATATGGTACAGAACATGGTGGAATTTGGACCTAAGAAGGCTATGGCCAACTTTATGAAATATATCTTTGCAGATACAGCCAAGAACCATGAACAGCCTTGCTTTGCCAATCCTGAGGACTTCCAAAAGGCTGCTACTCATGGGGTAAAATTCGGAGCGACCAACGACTATGCAGCTGCGGACGTACAGAATATGTTTGACAACTTCCGTGATACTTTGTACAAAATACAAGAAAAATTAGAAAATGGCAATGTAATATCAAAGGCTGGAGCTACAGTTTCTCTCCCATTCAAGATTGCTTCACAATTACTTTCGCTCATTAATAAGGGCATGGATAGAGCCTTGTGGGATTTCCTTCATGACGGACTGAAACTTGCTACTTACCGCATGAGGGCAGACAAGACTAAGGAACGTGCCAAGAAGAAGGGATGGACTGAGGAGGAACTGAGCCGGGCTTTGGACGAGGACGGTCAGTTTGTGAATGATATGTTTGGTGGTCAGCACTGGGATGTATTGGGTGCCAGCCATCGAACCTTGCGCTATGCCGGACGAGTTCTTCTTTCACCAGACTGGAACACTTCTACAACTCGCCACTTTTTGGCACTTACAGGATATGGCTCAGTTTGGAACGAAGCAACCTTTGAAAACTTTAAGGAGTATTACAAGCATTTGTGGGCAGCAGCTAGAGGAAAAGGTGAGTTGACTCCTGAAGATTGGGGGCGATTCTCTAGACAAAAATCTGCTTTTCTCTGTTATGGCTTGGGTTTCATGGTATTCTACGAGGGTATTGCCAATGGCATCAATGCTGCTTTCCGTGCCCTGGATGAGGAGAAGGAGCGCAAGAAGGCTGAGGAGATCAGAAAGACCAACCCAAGCTATAAGAGTATGTATGAACTGGCTTATGGTGACGAGGGTATGAAATGGTATGACTATCTTATGCGTGGAAATAGCCTTGGTCAACAGAGCAAGATCTTTATGGGCAGATATGCGGACGGAACGGAAATGTATATCAGACATGGTAAGCAGTTCCGTGAGGTTCCTGAATATCTCTTCAACCATAAGGGAGAACTAGAGTTCCCTGGACCTATGGTACAGCGAATGATAGGTAAGGCTAACCCTATGGTGAGAATGACCTTGGATGATATAAACTATCTGAGCGATTTCCAAGCCAGCCATGCGGATCAAGAGATTCAGCGCAAGTATGGCAAGACCATCGGACTGCTTTACAAGGATGCTTTGTACTGGGCACCTTTCCTGATTCCGAGCCAGGAGAACAAGGAGTTCAAGGCCGTGGATTTCTTCTTCCCATCATCGAAGGGATTCTCTCCATGGAAGGCTCAGAGCTACTTCAAGGATTTTATCCTTAGCGGTGACATGGAGGGCGTGGTGATGACCTATCAGAGCTGCCAGCGCAATGGTATTGATGCTGAGGCTCAGATTAAGGCTGCCATCGGCAGTGTGAAGGCACTGGAGAGTGCAGAAATGAATGATGGCGTGACTTCGCTGCAGGTGGCTTGCCAGCGCTTTGATGCTGCCAAGAGTATCACGGAGAAGAAGAAGATGCGCCAGAAGATGAAGAAATTCCTCTCGCAGAGTGATTACAAGGCTTTCACCCAGAAGGAGGCTCTGGACATGGTGCAGGGTTATCTGAACGGTGATGAAGACTTGAAGGAAATGGAGAAGGCTGAAAGCAAGTACCTGATGAAGGCTAAGGCAGAGGACGTGACGGAGGACTGGAGAATACAGAACGTCTGGAACGGAACTATGGAGACTTATCAGGAGTATCAGCGTTTGAAGGATGTTGATAAGGCGAAGGCAAATGCCTTTAAGAACAGCAAGACCAACAAACGGCTGTTTGCGGCTAGAAAGGCTATCTCTGCTGCAAGAAGAAAGATGAATAAGGCTAAGAAGCAAATGGATGGTACAAACGATGCTGCCAAACTGGTAGAGATTCGGAATACCAGAAAGGAGCTGCTTGAAAAGCTGAACGGAATGGAGTAGCCTTCGGGCTACTTCACTTTAGGAAATGTTCTATATTTCTACAAACAGAAAAAGAGACTCGCTTCACAGCGAGTCTCTTTTTGATAGTCGTAAAATTCTAAATTCCAAATAAATTTTATTTTTAACAAAAAGATAAAAATCGTATTTTGAAAATTGAAGATGTTGGAGCGATGTTATCCGAGAGAAGTGCCAGATGCTTTATCTGGTTCATTTTTTGGTGTTGCCCAGCGTATGTAATCAGCCATGCTGTCATCCATGCGCTGCTGCTCACTCTTCGGATTCTCCTTCTTTTCCTTTCCCCAAAGGCGTCTGGCGATATCATCCAAACACCACTGCCAATCGTCTCGAAGAGTGATGACCTTGGAACTTGGCATGATGGTGACATCTGCCTTTGGTGGGTCAACATGCTTGGTGTTGCCATCCTTATCGGTCTCCTCCTTGGTACTGAGAGAGGCGAAAGGCACGTTATTGTCGTTAAGGAACTTCTCCACATCCTCCTTCTTGTTGTCGCAGAGAAGAATGCAGACGGAAACCTTATTTTTCTTCAAGGTGGTGAGGGCTTCTTTCGCCTTTCCTACCATGGAGAGGTTGCCTTTATCATCTTTAGTAATGACGCAGGCTTCATGCACATTGATTGATTTACCCATGATTTAAAAGATTTAAAACGTTTTAAATGAAATGCGGAACAAAAATAAGGAGAAAATATGAAAAAGTAATGTTAAGTTGCGCAACTTATCACTAATAAGCGAGAAAAATGCGGTATTTTTGGCGAAAAATTAAGAATTATGGTTGACAATCATGTAATAAATGACATATCGAACTATGCAGAGCCTGGACCAGACTCACTTGAAGGAGTGAGTCGGGAGCGGTTTACGCAGAGCGAAAGCAATCTTCTGTTGCTGCAATGGGCTTGCCAATACTTCTATGATGGTGCAGAACTGAGAAAGAAGTGGAAGCGAGCGCAAGACTTCGTGATGGGAAGACAGTTGGAAGAGCTGATAGAATGGAACGGAAGAAAGATTACAATCCGGCAGTATATGGAACTGAAAGGTATGCCAATACTGGAATACGATGTAATCGGAGACAAACTTCTTTCGCTCGTAGGTCTTGTGCGCCAGCAGCGCAGTACTGCTACATGTAGTGCCGTGGATCCAAACGAGGAAGACTATATCAGTTTCTTCAATGAATATCTTCGTCAGAACGACAACTTGAACGACAGGCAAGAGTTAGATGCGAGAATGTTCTATTCCTTCTGTGTCTTCGCCTTTGTGGGCATGAAAACCTATTATGGCAGAAGGGATGGCAAGAATGGCATCTTTGACTATTCTGTAGACATCTTTAAGTTAGCTTTACCACCTTTCTTTAAGTATGACCTGAGCGATGTGGAATTTATTGCTGAGGCTCATGATTTGACTTGGCGAGAGATTATTGCTACCTTTACAAATGGAAGCAAGGAAGAGGCTAATAAACTCAGTGAGATCTATCTACAGACGCAGCACCATTTTGCGCCCGAACAGACTTATCACCCGACTGGTGAAGCCCAGTATGCCGGAATAGATGATTTCACCCATTCTTCAGTAGTAGGCAAGTACCGGGTATTGGAAATCTGGACAAAAGAAACCAGACCAGCTATTTGGGTACATGACTGGGAGAGTGGAGATTGCGGCTATGCTTCTCCTGACCAGCGAGCCTTCTATGAGGAAAAGAAGCGCAAGATAGAGGAATCCAACATCATGAAAGATGAAAATGGCCTACCTGTGCTCGATGAGAATGGTGAGCCTATCTACTATGTAGACCCTTCTGAACTTAAGACCATCGAAATTAAGGATGAGGCTGAAACCTATTGGTTCAGAAGATATATCACACCGAATGGCTATCTGCTGGATGCCAGGGAATCACCATACTATGTGCTCAGGGACGGATTCAGAACCTCTATCCATCCATACACCTTCGTTGCCTATCCATGCTTGAATGGCGAGGTAAGAAGTTTTACGATGCGAGCCGAAAACAACCAGCGCACCTTGAACCATTATATGATGATGATCAACTTCATTGTAGCGAATGGTGCCAAGGGAACGATGCTTGTGGACGAGAACGCATTGAGCGAGAAACAGAGCATCGATGAAATGCAGGTGAACTATACCAAAACAGATAGTATTATCTTGTGGAACTCGAAGAATGGAGGTAAACCACCTCAGACACTGGTCAACAAGAGTATTCCGGCAGGTGTTGACTTCATGGTGAACTTTGCCAAGACGATGGCAAGCGAGGGAAGTGGTGTGCAGGGTGCTCTTCAAGGACAGCACCGGAATACCAGCGGTAAGCAATATCAGTTGGAAAGAGAATCATCATCTACCACCATACAGGACTTTGTTGAGAGTTTCAACAACTTTAAGGTACGTGTGGCCAAGAAGAAACTGTACTTGATACAGGAATTTTGTACCGATGCTGACAGCGTTAAACTGACAGGTGATGAATTTGAAATTCACTTCAATTCTGAGACCATGAGGGATATGGATTTAGATGTTTCTATCGACTTGGATGCATACAGTCCACTTATCAGAGCTGCCAACAACGATATGGCTTGGCAGATGATGGTGAGCGGCAAGATGGATCCATATACGATGCTTACGGTAGCTAACTTCCCTGGTACAGGAAGAATGAGGAAATACTTCAAGGAGCAATTGGAAAAACTAGAAGCTCTTCAGGCACAGCAAGCAGCCAATGGGCAGATGCCTTCTGACGGAGGACAGCAGACTGCAGCACCAGATACGCACCTGAAGGATTCCAGTGATGGAGCAAATGATTTGGCAGCTCTTCCTTCGGCAGCTATGTAGAAAAGAAGTTCTTAGGTAATTCATAATATTGAACGAAATGTTGTTCAGTTCTTAGATTAGATTATTTTATAGGTGTTTAGTTTTTAAGGTAATTTGATTGTGAAGAGGAAGCCGTGATGGTCTCCTCTTCTTTTTGTTTAGTCAATACCATGTTTCTTCTTGTATATGCGTAACTTAAACATCTGGGTAGAAACTCGGTACATGTAGTATTCTTGCCATTGTTTCAACTTCTTGGCTCTTACCTTGTTGTCGGCATCGCAGCCGATGGCTCCCCACTTGGAAGGAGTGTAGTAGTAGGAGGCAGCCTTGATGTCTTCTACGTTCTTGAAGTAGCGAGTGGCTTTCCACTTGCCCATCTGGACTAATCTTCGATATGCGAGCATATTCTTTCTGTTAGGATCGTAGGTCATGATCGCAAAATCTTTATGCGACTGGTCGTAGAGCATGTAGAAGCGAGGCGCACCACATTCTTTATACTTGGCAATGGTTGCCTTGACTCCTTTTTGCCACATGCGTGTGGCACGGAAGAGTTCGATACGAGTGACGATAGGCTGGTAGATGGCTATGAGCATCTTACGCAGCAGGTTTGAATAACTTTGTTTCATTTTTCTTTTTACTTTTAATTATTAACTTATATGGACAGGCGATAGAATCGCCTGGAACGGTGACTATACAGGGGACGTATCATGCTGCTGGATAGATAGAGGTTAGCTACCACCACCTATTCCGGCCAAATCAGCCACTACTGGTGGGCGGTTGCGGAGACGTTCACGTTCTATCTCTGCCTTTGAACGGAATGGAACGATTTCCGGTGCTGGCATATCCTTTTCCACGTAGAGGGCAATGGCTCGCGCCATGACACGGTCATCATGCTTTCCGGCTACGGCTCCATAGCAATCGTTCTGCTTGTAATAGAGGAAGTAGGTACATTCGTCTATTGCCGCAAGTTCTCGCTCCATATAGCCAGAATCACGGATGATGCGGGCCATGGTCTTCACTACTGCCACCTTGGTTGCCTTGTTGGTATTGAATCCCCATTTCATTTCGATATTCTTCACCTTTTTCAGTTTGGACTGTGAAGCACTATAGAGATTATCGTATAGAGGCAGAAGGATAGGGAAGAACAGCTCAGACTGGTTGCCCTCAGTATTGTTCATGCGCGAGTAGGCGGTATTGTTCTCGATGACCAGATAAGCATCATTATAGAAATGGGCTAACTGGGCACAGCGCATAGCTAACTGATCGGCATCGCAGTGGCCATGCCACTCAGCTACGATTTCCGGTACACCACCATAGATTTCATCATAGCGGTCAAGGACTACAATATCTGAGAAGTCGGAGGTTTTATGAGAACCACCAATATCGCAGGCTACGATATACCGATGTCTGACAATCTCAGAGTTGTCTGGTCCAGCCCACACCTTCAATGGTCCGCCTGAACGCTCGATGAAGCGGATATTGTTCATGCAAGCATCATCGGCAGCATCATAAGAGTCACCTTCAATGTCACCCACCATGATAGGCTCAATACCCTTGCAGTCCTCTTCCATTTCCTTCAACTTGTATGGGTCGAAGACTGTAGTACCTGAGAAGAGGAAGGCTTCTACATCATCAGAAGGGAACTCCTGACGCATATCGTCAAGAGTCTCATACTCCTTGGACTTCTCAATATACCAATGGATGCCCTCTAAAGATGCGCCTTTACATTCGTAGAGCCACCAATAGTACTTACCATGACCTTGCTCGTCATTACGATTCTTCCACAGCCAGATGGCAAAATCGGCACGTTCATCCTCGGAAGCAAATGGCAATATATATTTTTCAATTTCGAACCATGCTACGAAGACAGGAGTAAATGCTGACAGAGGTTTTCCGTCTTTGTCTACTGAGTTTGCGGCTACCCAGGCATCGTGGAACTCGTTTTCTCGTCCGTTAGGCGTTGACTCTCTGACGATGAATGTTAAAGAATCTGGCTGAATAGATGATGATGCAGCCTTGATCACCTTAGCCGGAGTCCACTCTGTGGTGTTAGGGAAGAAGGCTTCCTCTGTGATATGAGCAAGGGCAGCATCACCGGAACGACAGGACTCAGGGTTACGAGCCGAACCTGTTTGAATTTTGCAGGAACGAGGGATTAAGTACTTGATGTTCTGAATTGTGCCAGAAGTCTTCAACTTGCGAGTATCAGACTTGAATGGTTGACCGATGTCGTAGAAGAGCCATGTAGGGATAGCGTTGATAAGTTTCTCGTACATATCGAACACCTGGGTAGCAGAAGAAGACTGGTGACCCACGATGTTACTATTCCAGTTTGTCTTCCAGAAGATCTGTAACCATGCCATGTAGATGTCGGTGAGGGTAGAACCACCCCATTGACGGCACTTCAAGAGAATGACACGGATATAGTGGTACTGACTGTGTAGGCGTAACTGTTCGAAGACCTTGGCTAGTTTGATCTGGGCATTGCGAAGAAGAAAAGGTATATCCTCACCACCATCTTTATTCTTGATTCGGGCGTAGGCGTAGGCGAAGAAATAGAAATCGTGCTTACAGCGCAGGCGGATGAGATACCGGAAAACTGCATCGCGAGCCTTCTCTTGGTCGAAGTCAGGCATGTACTTATCGCAAAAGGCCTCTATAGAACCACATTTGATGATGGCGCAGAACTTCTTTTCCTTCAACATTTCCACTGGTAGCCAGAGCTTCTTTCCATTCAGAAAATCAGTGATGACGCATTCGAATCGAAGGCCAGGGGCATTCTCTCCAGTAATGGGACGATAACTAGCGAGGAGACTTTTGAGTCTTCTCTTATCTTCTTCAAGAATCTCTTTGAGCTTCTTATCAGAAATCTGCTGCTGAGGTCGAACCTTTAAGGAGGATTTTGCTACTGGCATTCGTTATATATAATAATGTTAAGTGTTGAATGTTAAATGTTAAGTGTGTTGGCATGTCGGATAAATCTCTCTGCCTTAGCATAAATGAAACCTAAACAGAATAGGACTATGTGGAAGATACCAGCTATGTAAGGGAGAAGGAAACCTATAGCCATACCGAGCATCATCTGCCAGAAGTAGATGCGGTGATACCGATAATACCATTGCGCAGAGAATCCCATGAAGAAAGAAATCAATACGGATGCACCCAATACAGGTAATGCCGGATAGTATATGAACGACAGCAACACGGAGCAGAGCCATGCAGCCAGTAGGCGATGGAAGCGGAACTGATGATGAACCATCAATATGCACCAGCCGTTGATACCCCAATGAATAAAGTTGGCATGACCGAACATATAGGCGAAATGTGTGTATAATGGCGATGATGGAGACACAGCCAGCGAGGCATGAAGCGGAATGATGAAAGCCATCAGGAGGATGATGAGAAGTGTAATATATAATGTACGCATAATGGAAGTGATTTATCGAGTTATGAATGATGTTTTCTTATTGCGGAAATAATTGTTTATTTTCATCTGTATGTAGCGTGGAGCCATACCCAAATTGGGCGCAGGAAGATTCAGGCATTCATACACAAGATTTTTGGTATTGTATTCCTTGTATTGATCCATTTGCCGGAGACGCAAGAAATCCTGATAGAAATCTTCAAAGAGTTTTTCTTTCATGGCTTGGTATTTGCCGAATTTAGGCTTATCCCCCTTGATGCGTTTACATACATACCGATAGGCTGTGCTATCGGCAAGATAATAGCAAGATGCAGGCATCTTGGCGATGTAATCGCATATCTTAGCCATGGTGGTAGGATATTCTACCATCCTCTTGGCCTTACGAAAGAGCAGATACATTTCTTGGTCTCTTTTAAGGTAAATTTCGGATATGGAATTTAGATGTTTCATACCAGCAAAATTAATTCGTCAAGATGCAGAACTTATCACAAAGTAATGCGAAATTTTCCTTAATTTAGCACACAAATATTAAAAATGAATATTTATGGCAAAAGAAACTATTGATAATCAGAAAGTTAAGTCAAAGCGAGATTCTTTCAGAGAGCGTCTTGCTCAGCGTTATCCGGACTTGAATATGGACGATGATGAGGCTGTTTATGGTCAACTTTCGACCGATTACGACCAGTATGACCAGAATAAGCAGAAAATGGATGACTTCAACAAAATGTTGCAGGACAACCCTCATGCTCCAAGTCTGGTGACAGGTCTTGTGACCAAGAAAAATGCCGATGGCAGCGACTTCAATTTTATCGATTTCATGATTGATGAAATGGGGCAGGACTATGTTGATGCCATCAATGGTGACGAGAAGGCTAAGGCTCGTTTGAAGGCTAGTGAAAAAGAAAAACTTGAAGCCAGCGAGAAACTAGCAAAGGACAATGAGCAACTTGCTGCCAATATGGAGCTGGAAGATGCCGAACTTGACGCTGCTATTAAAGAAGCGAAATTGAAGCCTGAGGCGATTACCGATTTGATAGAATGGCTTTACAAGCGTAGCGATGATGGCGAGGATCACGATGATGATGGTTTCATATGGCGTGCAGCTCGGTATGGCTTGAAGAAGGAAGACTTCTTGCGCCTCTTTCAAATCAAGGACTTCGACAAGGCTGTGGCTGATGCAGAGGATCGAGGCTACAAGCGTGGCAAAAACGAGAAGATTGATCAGCAGAAACAACTGCATGATGGCAAGCAGGGCGGCAAGAAGAACATCAACATCGATGGAGGCGGTGGCGCACCTTCACTTCCAAAGGAAAAGAGCCGTACAGAACTGGTGTACAGCAAGATGATTGGAATGTAGAATTAGAAATTTATAATTAATAATTTTAAATGTATAGATTATGAAACAGTTTAAGAAATGGTTTGGTTTCATGATGGCGATGCTCGTCATGATTCTTAGTGGTGGAAGCTCTTATGCGATGGCAGAAAATCCTCCTGCAGTTCCAACTGGTGAAGGTGGTGGTGGCCCGACAGGTCCTACAGATGGTCCTGGTGTTGGTGGTACTGGTCCTAAATGGGCAGCTGCTAGTCAGGAGCAGCAGGAAAAAATGGGAAATTGGGACTACTATGTAGCACATGTTAACCCAACCGTGGTGGAAATGAAATTGGAGAGTTGCCCTATTGATCAGATACTTCGAGCTTCGAAACGAATGACTCCTGTTGACAGCAACCGCATCGAGTATTATTCCATTGGTCAGCGACCAATCAAAACCAAACTAACTGAGAAACTTGCTAAAACTACAAGTGGTGGCTCAGTGACATTTAAGGTAGAAAATCCTACTGTGTTTGGTATTGGTGACATTATTATGGTTAACGACATGTTGGGTTTTGATGATAATGGTACCGACAGAAGCAAGATGATTCCTCTGCAGTTGCGAGTTACGTCTGTTGACAACGATGGTAATCCAACCTGTTATGCACTGAATGGCAAAAAGAATGTATCACGTGGTAACAGAGATATACCGGAGGATATTGCTGCAGGAACAGTAGTGATGCGACTTGGTAGAGCCGCTGGAGAAAAGGAGGTTGAAACAGGTAGTTACTATTCTATGCCTGACAAGAGCTTCCAGTATTGCCAGCGATTCATCATGCAGGTAGAGGAATCTCTTATTGACCGTATGATGAAGACCCAGGTTCAGTGGGACTTCACCAGACAGGAGAAAATGGCGATGGATGATATGCGTCAGGGCCAGGAGTTGAGTGGTCTCTTTGGCTATCGTTCTCAGTCGAATGGTGGAAAGGATGTCGGTATGGTATACACTATGGGCGGCATCTTCTGGGAAGCTGGAAAGGATTTGCAGATAGGTCACTGGGAGCCAAAGATGCAAAGGAACGATAAAGGCGATCTTGTTCCTGTAACAACGAAGGTAAAGGTTACAAACTCTGATGGTACATCTGAGGTTGTGAAGCAGGTATACGAGTATGTAATCAGCGAGAAAGAATTGACTCAGTTTATTGCTGCTATGTTGAAGGGTGCAGGTAACTCCAGCCGTACCAAACTCCTCTTTGTTGACAACTTGATTTATCAGGCATTTGCTAACCTTCGTTCTAATAAGCGTATCATTACCCAGACAGAAAAGGATTATCAGGGTTGGAAACTAGATTTCGAGAAGTTCGAGAGTATGGGTACTAAGATTCTGATTTATCGTCACGATGCTTTTAACTCCTGGGGTATGGACGGCCGAGCTTTCTGCCTGGATTCTCGTTATCTGGATAAGTATGTATTCGGCACATGGACCAGAAATGAGTTTAACGCTAAGGATCTCTTGATTCGTAACACAGCAGGTGTTGTTATGGAGGAGTATAGCTGCTGGGTACTGACCTTCCCTGATGCTCATGCTCGTGTTGCGAGACCAGTCTTCACTGGTGATGGCGTGACAGATGAGGAGATTCGGGAGGCAGCGTAATCATCGTATAGGAAACTGATAGTTTTCTACATATATCAATCTAGGGGATAGTTGAGGCTAATGCAGTCTCACTATCCCTTCTCACCATAAACACAAATAGATATGTATAGATTTGTAGCTAAGAGCATGCTCATTTTTGTTGTGACTCTGCCGAGCGGACTGATCAAGAACATTGAGTTTGAGCGGTGTGGCAACGATGCCTATTCGTACATTACGGATAACAAGCAGGTGGCAGAATGCATCAGGAAACATCCTCTAACGAAGTCAGGCCGTATCATTGATGAGAGCCAGCCGGAAGAGGAGCAGGTTCAACAACAAAATGAAGAGCAGGTGAAGGACGAGAATGCCCTTCATTTCGAGAATATCACCAAGGCAAAGAATTATCTCCAGAAGACTTATAAGGTAGATGTAAGGAAACTGAAATCACCTGAGAGTGTGAAGGAGAAGGCTAAAGAGTTGGGTGTGGTTATTGAGTTTTAGTTTATAATTTTTAGTTAATAGGTTTCTTGCTTATGGAAGTTCTTATGAGTGACCTTGTGAAGGAAATGCGCATAGCTATGGACGAAGTGATCCATGATGAGGTGAATGACATCATTACGGATGATTCGGACACGGAAATGAAGCAAGCCATTGAAACGGCAGCACAACAGATTCTGCTTCAAGCACCAGCGCAAATGATTCTCCCCAAAAGGGTGGAAGTTTCGCTGAATGAAAGTGGCAATCAAGATTATGATGCCATCCAAACACAGTTTACAGATGGTCATGGATGCCTGACAATTCCTGACGATTGGCTGAGACTGGTAGAACTGAAACTAAAAAGTTGGCAAAGCACGCTGACGATGCTGATGGAACCAGGCAGCAAGGAGGCTCAGATGCAAGCCTCCCGGTGGACCAGGGGAACTCCACAGAAACCAAAGGGCATGATTACCACATCGCCAATTACAGGAAAGCGAGTGCTGATGTACTGGACTGCCGGAAGGTATGATGCCAACCATGCACCTGTTGGAACTGTATATGATCATGAGGTTGAACTGTTCACGTATATCCCTTATCAGAAGTTAGAGGATGTGTTTTCTACTGATACTGGGCATGAAGACGAAGTGACCGACCAGAAGATCATCCTTTCCCTTACAGATGAATGCAAGAAATATCTTATCTATCGTGCCATCAGCATCTTCCTGGTAAGTAAGAAGGAAAGCGATTTGGCAGAAAAGTATAACCAATTATCTCAAATATAATATTTTATGGCTATCGATATTAATAAAGAAGATCCTCATTACAAGGGAGAATATGGCAGCATCTATGAGGTGAACCGAAATTTCCCTACTGGTGGTGTGGCCGGTGACTTTGTGGTGATAGACGGTTGGGCTCATTACTGGAATGCAGACAGAGGAACTTGGTGTGTAAATGCCAAGAGGGATAGCTATTGGGACGAGTTGATAACAAATATCATAGAAAAGTTTAAGCTCGTAAGATGTGCTACGTATATGGGCGTGGCTAATCTTGACACTGTGCCAGCTAAGGCTATCGATGCCAAGATGTATTATTTCGCGACCCAAGCTGGTACGTATAAAAACTTTGATAATCTCGTAGTTCCTCAGGGCATCAATGTACTCTATTCAGAGAATGGCAGCAGCTGGGTAAACACAACCTTGCTGGAAGTGGCTCAGGAGTTGGGTGTGAGCACCAATAAGGTTGTAAGCCAGAAGACCTTGAATGATGCATTGGCTAAGAAGTTCGACAAGGAGAGTGTTGTTCAGGAATCAGGAGAAGCTGAGGATAAGGTGATGAGTCAGAAGGCTGTTAGTGACAAACTCCGAGACTTATCATCCACTATCACAGAAATCAAGGAGAATGCCAATACTGCTTCTACTGATGCAAGCAATGCGTTAACAAAGGCAGAGGCGGCAAGCAAGACGGCAGAGGGAAACAAAAAGGCTTTGGATACCGCTACATCTGATATTTCTGTGTTGAAGGAAAAAGTAGAGGCCATCCCTGCTACTATCCCAAAGTTCGTGAGCATGACGGAAGCAGCTTACGAAGCTTTGGAAACAAAGGAAGCCGATACTTACTATATGCTTACGGAGGAATAGCCTATGATCAAGTTGGGAAATAAAGAAATCTCTGCTATCAGGTTGGGAAGTAATGTGATTTCGGTAGTGTATAAGGGAAGTGTTCTTATTTGGCAAGCTATCAGAAGCTGCTTTGGCAGTGGATGGTGGGTAAATGAGAAACCTTGGATTAATGATGAAACTTGGAAAAATTAATTAAGATATGGCCACAGAAAAGATAGATAAGGAAATAACTGACCTCAAGACCGATTGGGGAGGTTACTTGGGTAAATGGGTACAGAAGCTCATCAAGGACAACTTGATTTCCTTAAAAGATGGGAAGTTTGGTTACATTGACCAAGAGGTAGTACCAGAGGGAAACAACTCGCACATCTATTGGAGGTTCTTCTCAGATGAGGAAAGTTATCGTCAGTGGTATAAAGATAAGGAGACTTATGCCAATAACGTAAAACAGTCGTATGACTTTGTTACGGCAAAGGCCGAACTCCAGTATATTCTGAGAACTTCTATAACAAAGAGACCTAATGATGTTATCGTAAAGGGAACAGAGTGTATTGCGACCATCAATTACAATAGTTACTACGGAGAACCAAGCGAAAAGGATGAGGTAAGCGGAACTCTTGTAGTATCAGTAAATGGTGTTGATATTCCAGAATTGAAACAGACACTTGAAGCTTCTGGCACGGCAACTGGTAACAATTATGATGTTGACCTGACCAACTATCTTGTGTCAGAAACGAATACGGTAAAGATTACTGTGTCTAATACACATGGTCAAAGCAGAACTTTCGCTCTCAGTATCAGAACAGTATCTATCAATCTCTCATTTGATGCCAGTTATGTAGAGACTTCCGTAAGGGATGGAAAGTGGGCTTTGCGTGTGAATTGCCAGGGTGCAAATGCCACTGTCTATTGTAAGGTAAGCAATGGTAATGGTAGTGAAACCATGACCAAAACCATCAACAACTCATCTGGTGAGTTTATCATTGATTCAAAAGGTACTTATATTGCTGGTAAGCATGAAATTGAAGTATGGGCTGTCAATTCAGAGTATGGTATTACAACAGAAAAGATACGAACTTCCTATATCAAGAAGGGTAATACCCCTGCCATTGCTATAGGAAAAGACGCTCCTGTATCTGCTACTCAGTATTCTACTATCCAAGTACCTTATTATTTCTACCTTCCTGACAATGAAATTGGCTCACAGGTTGCAATAGAAATTAGGGTGTTGTATAATAGCAATACAGAGGAGGTTGTTCTGACAGACCAGTTATGCACCGTAGATGATAACCATACATCAGGAGAGACCCCCTTAAAAGCTACCGTGCCATTGGATTTAAATGACTATGCTCCAAAGATTAGCGTAGTAATATCCATTGGTGATGTAAGTGCAACCCACGATGTAATAATCAAGGGTGCAGGAGTTACCTTGCAACCAGTAAGCGAATGCAAGGTATATTACTCTATGAAGGGTAAAACAAACTCCGATAAGGGTATTGAGAACTTGGAGAGTTATTACGATGGAGTAAGAACTTCCTATTTAGAGCGTTCTTCCAACTTTAAGCTGAATGCCTATAACGGATTCCTGGACGGAAAGGGCATGACCATCGGAGCCGGAAAGTATGTTACACTGAAAGACTGGCAACCTTTCGCAGAGAACTTCGGTGTCAGCGGAAGCAAGAAGGGAAGAACAATTGAGATTGAGTTTGAGACAGGTATCTGTTCTGATGAGAATGCAGTTATCGTAGATTGCATGGATGCGGCAACTGGTTTCCGCATATACGCAAATAGAATCGAGGTAAAATGTTCTACTGATAGTGTTATGACTTACTATCCAGAGACCAAGAGAATGAAATTCTCTCTGTCTATTGATGGAACTACCACTCATACGGTTAATAACCTTGGTGGTGGTGATGCAACAGAAAAGGACGTGAACTTGGCTTATCTGTGTCTTAATGGTGTATGTGTAAGAATGTTCGATTATTCTAATGCAAACTGGAAGCAGGGAACACCAAAGGATATAGTCATAGGTTCTGATATGGCACAGGTCATCCTCTATTCTATAAGAGGATATGAGAAATCAATCAACCCTTATCAAGCCTTGGATAATTTTGCTTACGACACACCAGATGTTAATGATGTGTATGATAGCAACGGAATCTTTGACCACTATGGAAAGATTAACCTCGCCAAGCGCAACGATATTCTAAACAGCAGTGGCAATATTCATAACCCTGATGAGATTATATCCTATGAGAAGGTGAAAAAGGCATTACCTCAATCTCCTATCATCGTATGGAATATCGACAACTTGCCTTACAACAAGAACAATGATGATGTTCCTATCAATGGTACGACCTTTGAAAATCCACTTTGGAATAAGGCTACTGACGGATGGGCACAAGCTCCTTTCACCGTAGGCGCACACATGTTTAATGCAGATGGTACATCCTCAAATGGCTACCCTCTGCCATACAAGAACTTTGCTGAGATATTTGAAACTGGCAATGGTGAGTCTGTAAATATTACCGTAGGATTGGTTGGTGAGACAGAGAACCATACACTTTACTCCATTACTATTGGTGTAGAGACTGGTGAGAAGGAAATGGTTCACAAGGTAAACTTTGCTTCATCTGAAGGTATCTTCAATATTCATGCCATGAATATGTATCAGCAGATACTTCTTGCTTGTGCTAAAGGTAATGATTCTCTCTATACTGCTTATCAGAAAGAACAGGCAGATTTAGGTAAGGCTGTAACATTCAGAAAGTCACTTAGTGGATTCCCTGAGATAGGATTCCGCAGAACCTCAACAAGTGGAACTGCTGCGCCTACCTTCCTCAGCATATACAATTTCATCAACAACAAATATTCTGCGTCTTTCCTTGGATTCCCTGCAAAGGATTACATGAAGGCTCAGATATGGGAGATAGATGAAAATGTCAATATGTTCAATCAGGAGGCTGGAGACTATAGCATTGATGGTGATTCATTACAGAGTAGTGTGCTGACTGGTATTCCACTTTACTATGCGAGAGTACCAAAGAAGTCACCTGTCAATAAATCAAATAAACTGGGTGTAGCAAAGAAAACTACGGATAACATAGATGCTACCAATCAGGAGCTTGCGGTAATCAAGCGCTTTCATAACTGGGTGGTTTCCACCAATATACTTCTTGCTGAGAGATATAAGCATGAGAATGGTGATTATGCAACACTTGAAACTCCAGTAGTCTATAATGGAACTACCTATAAGAAGGATAATCCTGCATACAGACGTGCGAAGTTTACGGCTGAAGCAAGTACATATCTGAGACTTGATAGTGCGATATTCTATTTCAATTTCTGTCAATGGATAATCGGTATGGATTCCATGGATAAAAATATGAGTTTAGCATTTGATTCAATAACTTGGAATGAGGAATAATTATGGTAAAGACGGTAAAAGAAGCTAAGGCTGATATATTTTTGAGGGACACGGACAGCCAGTCTCTTTTTAATAACTCTGGTGTGTTATCATTCAAATACTACCATGAGTGGAATGACTGTTACAATCAGGTAACAGGTGAGACAGCACAGATTGCTGGCGAGGTTTATGATGAGACAACGAACTCATACAAACCTAATTGCCCAGAAGGTTTCTCTCCTGTATTCAACGGCAGACTGTCTGCCTTGTGGGATAATATTGTAAATTGTTTCCCTAATGAGGTGGAAGCGATGTATGTCAAGATGAGAGGAAATGGTCTTACTTATCAAGACATGCTCACAAAGTATAAGGACTTTTGGAAGTATTGGTGTGAGAATCTGTATAATGCAGATGCCTTCGGCTATGCAAACACAAACAACTTTACAAAGGCTTATGGTGACAAGGTGCAAGTGATGGACTACTTCTATGGTAAGCGTCAGAGATACCTTGACAGTAAGTATCATTGTGGCTCGTCTGTTGGCAATAACCTTCGCTTGCGTTTATATGAAGTTGGTAGGGGCTTTGCCATCAAGCACTACCAGGCTATCTATTGTACCTTGCAGTGGGGTGTAGGTAACTTTGATAATCATCGTAATATCAAACCAGGCACTTATTCATATATGCCATTCAAGTTCTCCAATCCACAGGATGCAACCTTTGACGTTGATGATGCAGACCTTATTACAGAGTTATCAACCTACGCCAAGGGGAGCAATGGAAATTACACCATCTATGGCTTGGAAGGTCTTGGTGATTTTAAGTTCGACCTCAATATGGGCTTGTTGAAAAGGCTCACAAAGTTCGTCATGAACTATACCGCATCCAAGCCAAACACGAGGGAGACAGGAACGAGTTTTGACCTCAGTAACATGGGTATGCTAAGACAGGTGATTGTCAGAAATGTGAAGAACCTGAAAAAGAGTATTATCTTATCCTCTGACCTATTGGAGGAGATTGACTTCACAAATACACCTATTACAGGTGTAACGACACCTCCTACTGATATGCTCACAAAGCTGGTATTGCCTGACACTATTACTGAGTTACATCTCCAAGGATACTCCAATTTATCTGCTGACGGAATGACGATAGGTTCTTATGCTAATATTAAGTATTTGGACTTTGAAGATTGCCCTAATTTGGATAGCTATGCAATTTGCAAGGCTTGTTTTGATGCTAACAGCCCTTTAGAAGAAGCAACCATTAAGGGTGTAAACTGGTCAGTAGATAACATGAATGTCCTGATGTGGCTTGCTGACAGGGGTGTAAGATTACAAGGAAAAATTACATGCACAACCAGCGTTACATTAGACCAAAAACGAAAGATGCTGAATGCCTGGGGAAAAATTGATAACGAGGGTAACAGTCTGTATATCTCTTATGAGAAGGTCACTATTAAGAGTGTATCAATTGTCGGAAAGAAAAATTTCGGTAAAAAAGGAGATTACTCTTTAATGCTAAGGACTTACCCGTCCACAGGTAACGACTTCACATCTGCAAGATGGAGTATAAGCGAGAATAGCTTCGCTACAATAGAAAAAGATACAGGTGTTATACATGTCAACAAAGTCGGGTCTAAGGAGAATGATGATAAGGCTACGGTATATCTGGATGTTGAGTTATCAGATGGAAGTACAGTTAGTGCAGAGAGTGATATATATTTCTATGCCTATCAGGCGCAGTTAGGCGACTATATCTTTGCCGATGGAACTTACGGCAAAGACCAGAGCCTGTATGATTCTACCCCTATCGCTGTCATCTTCTATATCGAGCCAAAGGAGCGCAAATGGGCGATTGCGGTAGCCTTAAAGGACTATGATATTAGAGTAGTATGGGGACTCTATAACTCGTCAGATGCTAATTTTGGTATGAATGGTATCAAATTAGGCAGTAATTCTAACTATAATGTCTATAATCTGCAATTGCTGCAGGATTACACTACCGGATTTAGTGTGACCGATGACAATATGCGTGACGAGAGTAATACAGCTAACGATGGATTCAAGGAATATAGTGCCCTTAATTCGATCAGCGACATCGGCTTTGAGGAAATCACGGAGAGTATGTATAATATCAATGTGGGTCATACCATCCTGGGAGAGTACTTTGACCGTGTGGGATTGAAAGTGGGCGATATGGTTGCACGTGGTCAGCTCAACACCCTCAAGATTATTGCTCACAGAGACTACATCCTGAAGGATACCAATGTGAATCTGCCTATCCCGAAGGCGACGTCAGAAAAAACTTTGGCACAAAGTCTTTCGGAATGTATCAAGAGCGTACAAGCATCGCATAACAATGCGCAGAAGTACCAACAGTATTACTACCCTGCTGCCAGTTATTGCAATGCCTATGTGCCTACGCTTGATAATGATACTGAAACGTTAGCAGAGCAGTTCTCTGAGGGTCATTGGTTCCTGATGTCATCGGGCGAGATGGCAAGATGCTCTTGGTATGCAATGAAAGGTTATGATGATGCGAGCGCACCTAATGCCATCTTTGCAAAACCATTTGCAGACTATCGTTTTATTAAGTTCCAGGACACATTTTACCATATATCTTCCGAGTTTAATGAGTTATTTGATTGGAAGATTAATCCTAAAATAGGGCAGTTCGTGTACAACTACGGCAACCTAGGCAAGAGCTTACCTCATCAAGTGAGGGCGGCGGTCGCATTCAAGCTGTAAGGCTTGAATCCTTCCTGATTTGAATCAATAAGATTAAAAAAGTTTTTGTATTAAATATCAATAAATCAAAATAGAAATTTATGAATAACGAGTTTATGCATGAGTCGCAGGATATTGTGATAGGCAATGACTGTGGAAGATTTGTAGTGAGTGTAAAGGTGGAAGTAGGAAGCAATGATATTGTGACTTTACCAATAGCCGTGTGGAACTATGGTGCCATTGTATCAGCACTCATCAGACATAAGTATTCAGAGAGCGAGGTTGAGGCAATAGTAAGTAACTCTCTTATGCTTATGCAAAATCCTTCAAGTGTAAGTGAGGAGGAATCCAATGAGAAGATGAATGAGTTCAATGAGTTTCAAGTTTACAGAGAGAAGTGCAAGGCAAGAGCCAAAGAACTTCTCGCCATTGGTGAGACAATGGGGATAAAGGAAATGTAGTCCTGAGTGTATAACAAATAATAATGTATGATGAGAAATATATTAAAATTAAACAAGCGAGACTGGATTGGTCTTGCTTGTTGGCTGCTTATCAGCATATTGATAAATCTGCTTGCTCTGCCTATTATGGTAGGTAGAGAGATTTATCAGTACAAGCACTATCACTTGGCGAAGTTTGAATGGGAGGATGTGGTTAGGTATTCTGTCGTGATTGTACTCGGTAGTATTATTAATTACTTTATTTTTTAAACAAAATGAGAAAAATAGAAAGAAGTATTGTCCTTGTTTTGATGCCATGTCTGAATATAAGGATATAGAATAAAAGATGTCACCTACCTGAGTTGGCAATATCACACAACCAAGTTCATTCTCTATCAAACTAAGATGGCTAATCAAACACTAATATACGAATAATTTGCTTACAGATTGTTATTTTATCAAAGCTTAACTTTAAAATTTTGCTCAAAATGAATTGATTTGAGCAAAAAAATGTAATTTTGCCACAGATTTTAATTTTATCAAGAACGTAGAACAATTAACTATAGACAAAAGGAGAAGAATTTATGACTAAAGAGGAAGAAGATGAAGTACATCGGTTAGTTCAATCAGTCGGTGTTGTACAGTTGTCAAGAATAATGTTTAAGGGCATGGACGTTAGCGAAATGATAAACGTTATTATCCTTGCATGTAGAGGCTACAGCGTAAAGCTACTCACTTGGTTTAAGTATTATTGTGAAGTGATGCCTCTGTTTATCAT